CTTTAGCCAGAGCTGGCGCCGCCGCAGCCGCTTCCTTAGCTGCGATAGTTGTAGCAGCTCCAGATATCCCTGTTGCTAGAGCTCCCTTGCCTAGAACTGCTGGGAGCCACTTTGCTCCCTTTAGGATTGTGGTAGCTAGCTTTCCGCCATTGCCTAAAACTTTCATTCCCAGCCAGCCCCCAACCATACCCATAACCGAGTCCATGATGCCGCTCATGAGACCGCCGGGCTTAGTAGCCTCACCGGGTTTTAGATCTTTTGGTTTTAGCTTGGACGCCAAGCCCACTTTGTCAACAGCATCCTTTTTCTTCTCGAGCTTATCTTCTTCGGTTTGTGTTAGTTTATTGGATATTTCTTTGAGAAGAACTGTCTGCTTTTCCTCAATCTTTTCTATACGCTCCTCAACGACAATCTCCTCTTTATCGGATTGACTTGATGTGTTAGTTGCATCTTTCTGCTGTAGATTAGTTTTGGTGTCCTCATTGGATGTGGTGTTGGTCTCATTAGCCTTATTGGATGTGTTTGTGATATCCTGCTGTTGAAGCTTGGTTTGCAGATCTTCTCTTGTCTCTACTGTGATATCGGTAGATCGGTCCTCAACATCCGAAGAAGATACTGCGGAAATGCGCTTGAGTTCCAGCAATTGCTTTTCAGACAGCGCCAGTAGTTCCTCTACGAGACCCTTTTTGATACCCTGAACGTAAGGAGCTCCGCCCTTCTCAAATATCGTTGCCTTCTCTTCTTGAGATGCGTTCTTTATCCCCTCATCAATGCCAGCCAGAACTTCCTTAATTAGCGATGTGCGGTACTCGATTGCCTCTGTGGAAAGTTTAGTGGGTTCGACGTTCTCAGCTGGAGCATCCGCTTTAGCAGTTTTCTTGTCGACAAATTCCTCAAGCTCATCCAGATCGGATTTTTTCGCTCTCGTGCTCTTTACTGGAGCATCCTCCTCATCATCCTGAACTCGAACTCCTCCAGATTTGAATAGTTTGATCTCATCCAACGCAGATGTCACCTTGCTTTTCTTGAGGAGATCTTCCTTTGAAAGAGATCCACCAAACATCCTGGCAGTCTTTTCCTTTTCGGTTATTTCATCTAGAGCATTCCTGTTATAGGTTTCCTTTTGATAGAGCTCTTTTCCTTTTGCTTGCTGTTCTTCTTTGGATAACTTCCTACCCGCTTCCGTTAGATTGCTGAAGTTGGAGATGTACTCCTCTTCCTCTTGCCTTTTGGCTTGCTTCTCATTGCGGTTGACGATATATGCACCCAACAAGGATCCAGCCAAACCTTCTCCGGGTGTGATGCCAGCCATCCCAGCTACGTTCTCTATAGAAGTGAGACCCTCTACTTTACTCTTGGCATACTCTTTTAGCCCCTTGGCAATAAAATTGCTGCCCTTAGCTGGAGCTGTGATTGTTCCCTTTTCTTCTTTGGCGTTTTTTCCTGGGTCTCCCTTGGGTCCTTTTGAGTCTCCGCGGAGTCCAGTTAGCTTAGCAGCCAGATTGTCCAACGCTCTTTGGAGCCTAGAGATGTTGGTCTCTTCTTTTGGTGTTGGCTTTTCCGGCTCTTCTTTCAGCTGAACGACAGTAAGAGACCCTCTAGATGCCACCTCAATGGGAACACCTGAGGAGGTAGCATCTTCCGGTTTCTTGGCGGCATCGTCTAGATGCAGTTCTCTGTAGATCTGCTGGAGCTTTTCGTTGAGCTTCTTTTTGTTTTTGCGAGCGGATGTCATATTGTGTTACCGGTTAGCTTTCTTTTGGTTCTCTTCTCTTATCTTGGCATTCAAAAGCTCTATATAGATTTCTCTTTCATAGGGGATCATATCGTTCAGATCCGTAAGCGTATAATGATGAGCGTGCATGAGATCAAAATTTGTCTGATAATGGTTAAACAGAGAATCGTGACTCATGCCAATTAGAAAAAATTACGCAGACCCTTGATGTACTTGTTATGCTCGAGTCCACAGACCGGGCACTTGTATTCAACGGGAATTCTGGCGTAGGGAGCGTGGTCTGTGAACTCCTCCAGCTTAGCAAAATCCTTGCCCGTGAGAGTGTTGACAAATTGCTCCAATTCCTCTGGAGATTCTTCGTGTGCGTGCCAGACCTCATCGTCGAGGAAAATGGTGTCAATGCAAGATAGAACCGCTTTGATCTTGTCCACCTTACCATCCACGAGATTGCTCCCTAGATCGTGGACAGATGGATTCTTCATCTGAATCTTCATCCTGTTGTTCAACTCAATGATACCCTTATCTCCGGGCTGTGGGTTGTGGATCTCAACCTTCCTCAAGTCCAATCTAACCGTGGACTTAGCCTCTGGGTGTTCTTCTGGGTCGCATACGTCACATCTGAGAACAATGGTGCTATACTCACCGACCGATTTTGCGCGGACATGAGTGAAAATGTACTCTACGTCATATGCAGTCAACCCCGCTCCAAATGCGGACTTGGGTTCCACAGTATTCTCAACTACAGCCAAGAGGGTGTTTAGCATGATCTTTGGGTCTTCCGACTCATATGCAGCCAGAAGCGCCCTCTCTTCTTTAACAAAAAACGGGCGAAACTTAGCTGTCTTCTGGGTAGAAGGGATTACGATATCGTAGACTGGGGTTTGGATTTTATCGAGTAGACTCATTATTAATTCTTTCAAGTGCTTTGGTTAGTTCTGTGGTCGTTCCCACGAAAATAGTTTGGTTTGCAATCTGTGTCACGGATCCAGATTGAGGGATATCCCCGCTTGTTGGAGGAGTTGCTGCTTTCTCTTTTTGGTAGAGATCCAGTAGCTGACTGTTCATATCCGCAAGCTGGCGCATCATTGTCGCAACAACCTCATACGCCCGCGGGGATTCGGATGCCTTAGCGACATCGATCATATCCAGTAGAGCATCTCGACCCGTTTCGAGTAGGTCTCGGATATTCTTCTTTGCTAACTCAGAATCGTCTTTGATAGTAGATGCTCCCTCAGAGTACTCTATAATCTCAGCTCGAACTGGATTGGGAGAAATTTCAAAAACTTCGGACATTTTATCAATCATGAAAAGAACCTCATTGCGCCAGAAATACTGGACCCTACGGCAGATATCTGTCTGCCTAAATTTGCAGCACCCATAACAACCGATTGGGCGTTTGAGATACTATTACTTACCGAGGAAAACTGCCCGCCCATGAAGCCCAAATTGGAGCCCAAGGACGTCATGGCGCTAACTGATCTAACCATGGAATTTACTGTGCTTAGATCGGAAGCAACAACCTGAAGACCAGCAGTAGCTGCCATCAGACCCGATGTATCTATACCCAAGCCATTCATCGTCCCCGCCATGGTGTTGACTGTATTGGAAATCCCCGTTACGTTGGAGGAGATCATGGCGCTTGGACCCGCGACAGAACCGTTAGAATTGGCTAGTAGTTGAATGTTTCCACCCAGAGACGAGAATTGCGAACCCAGCGTATTGGAGTTTGTAATTAAGGAGCTGGGAAGAGAGGAGCTCCCCAAAGCGGCAGAAAATTGGTTTGTTGCCCTGGGAATTGATGTCTGCATTTCCCGCCCAACCGACAAAAGATCTTGGTACCGAGCATTTGATGCGCTTTGCGCCACAGCAAATTGTTCCTCCGCGATTCCTGTGGAATTTCCGTACCCCTCATTCTTTGGCATATTCTTAGAATGATTATTGTAATCGACGATAGTTTCTATATATTCTCTGGGTTCTCCGGAAGCCGTTGAATCAATTATATTCAACCATTTATATTTCATCACAACAGAGACCCGGAGAATATCGTGATTGGCATAATCGACTTGGAAATCTCCAATTAGCTTCGGATATGCCTCGTACACCTTAACTTGATAAACAACTTCTCCATTTGCATTTTGTAAATATAGGTCCATATCTCGGACATAATCTCTGTAATATCCTATGGTTCTTGTTTTCTTGTTGAAAATCTCATTTGACCAGTTGTCGAAGAATGTCTTGGACTGGACTGTGTTATCTAGATAGAAAGTCATATTCAAATCTGGATAGGATATTCCATATGGCATCTCCAAAATTTCACCATATGTTCTCATCTCGGTGGTCATGTGTGTATAACCAGGGAGATTTGTAGTATCGCACATCATCATCACGCGTTGCGGAGATACTCCGTTTTGCTTGGATCCACCGATGATAACGTTGAAATGGCTTGCCGTGGGCATTCCATTTTGTTTTATTGAGGCGGTGAATTCCGCCAATGAAGAATAATTCGCCATTACTTTCTCCTAGATTTTATTTTGCTGTCTGCCCAGACGTGCTCTTTGGATGCGCCAACAAATCGCTGCACTGGGAGCATCATAGCAGTGTGCCAATATTCTGGAGCGACTTCGCAAAATGGAGAAGCCAAGTGATCATTGAGATACATCTTAATACAAGCCTGAGCTGGTGCTAATTTTGCCATACTCTGACATAATCCCCATGATATTTGGATCTTCTTCCTCTCAGAAAATCCTTTGTTTCCGTTAACTTTGAGAAGTTCTTGCAATAATGCCATTCTGGGTTTATATTCCAGATAGTGCATGTTTAGTCCTCGGAACGCCCCATTCTCTCTGGATAATGGGAACACCAAAGGAAATTGGTCCCAATAAGGGAGAGTTTCT